AGCGTCATCATATTTCTTCTTGCGAAGGTAAGAAGGGATATCAAGGTCCTTACCCATCCAAGGCTCTAATGCCTCATCAACTTCTTCATCGTCGTCTGCGCTATGATAGACAGCATCAACTTTATCGGCTGCTGTAGCAATCAGTTGTTGCTGCCAAGGTTCTAGGCTTTTCTTGTTGCCCATCTGCTTGACATTCTTTTCTAGCTTGTCAGAGGCTTTTGCCATCTTATGAAGATTGTCTTGAGCCATGCTGTTTTCTTCTTCAGTGTGACCTTCATCACCTTCAAACGCGGTATCAGCGTGCTTCTTCTTCCACATGATGTTGTATGCGGCATCTTTAGCTTGAGCGGCTCTCTTTTGCTTATGTGCGTCGCCTGGTTGTGATCTACCGTATGCTCTATCTAGCATGTGATTAAGTTCTTTGTCGTTATACTTATTGAACTTTTTTTCAGCTTCGTCACCGGTATGTGCTTCATCTAGGCCCATATGTTCATTAACGATGTCATCAGCCCAGCTTTCAAGTTCATTGACTTCGGTAATCCCAATGTTCTTCTTATGGAGACGAGAGAGAATAGGCATCACTGACTCAATGCGTGGATCCATAGTTTCTTGAACGAACAATGCGTTAACATTAGAGTCATCACCGTCAGTCTCCATAAGAGTTGGAGTCCATGATTCAAAGTATGCACTATATCCACGATGACCAGTCATTCTGCTTAGAGTCTCGCGGAGACCGTTGTAGTGACTGACACCTTCATTTATTAGTGCTTGTGCGGATTCATTAAACTGCTTACTACGAGTAGCGCGGACGAAGCCAGCCATCTGATTGTATTCTTCACAGAGACCTTTGATATGATTCCAGCGTTCGTCGTTAGGCAATCCACCTTCTGCGATATGACGAGCATACACACGAGCGATGCCTGGACGAGTAGTTGGAGCAAGGAATCTCTCACCGTCTACGTTTTCCAGATAAATCTTAGCAACATTGCGATAGCGTTGTTCACCTTCTTCTAACGCACGATTGTGTTGAAGGACAATCTTTACATTAGGCACGGCATCGTTGTAGCTGGCCTTCTTACCCATTGGGTAGTAGCCTTCAGAAACTCTTTCTTTCATTTTGTAATATTCCCGCTGTCTCATGTCGTCGCCTAAGCGATCTTTGTTTGATAGTTCGAAACTAAGTTGTCTGGTCATAGCCCAACTCTTTAGTTGCTTTAGAAATCCAGTCCAAGAATCGTTATACTCGACCCCTGGAGTAGGTGAACTTGGACTATTCTGTTGTTCATTGTCATAATACACGATGACATTGCTGGCATCATCGATACTTATCCAGACTTTACCATAATCTTCACCATCTTTAATGAAATCAAACTGCATAACATCGGCTGATTGTGATGCCGGTACTCGCTGATTCTTTGAGTCTAAGGGAATAGGCTTGTATCCTCTTACTTTTAGGAGATCATATAGGTCTTTATTAAAGGATTCTGTATCGTTACTCATAGTGATATTTATGCCAATCTAGCTGAATGTAGCAAAGAAGGGAAGCGGAGCCAAGAACTCATCATGGTCACGTATCTGCGTCTCTAGATCACCGTGAAATTCTGACAACTGCTGCATTATTCTAACTGCTAATAGTGAAGACATCACGAGATCGTCTGTATCACCGACTTTAGCAGCATAACTGCCACCGTGAGCGACAAATGCTTTGAGTTCGCTTATCAATGACCGACTGTGCAGGGTCATTTTTTTTGATTCTAGCAGCGTCTTGAACTTAGCACAGGCTGCTAACTTGGGCTTATTGCTTGTGTTGAAGCCTTTACGCTTCTTACCCGGCTCGCTGATAAACGTACCTTGAACATTAGCTTCACCATATTCTGCGAGAGATATGAGTGATGCTTCTCCTATTGAGTTGTTTTCTATTGAATAGTAGATGTTGTTTGGTTCATTAGTGATGTCTGCTATGTATTTTGTGATCTGCGCAAGTAGTTTGATCTGGCTAGGAATGTCAGTCTTGTTATGCTTCCACTCTCCGATCTGCGTAGTCGTATTTGCCTCAAATACTTGAATAGCAGCAGGGTCACCGCCTGTACCAAGACTTGGATCAAGACTTACGACATATAGATTACCCCTCTTGGGTTCTTGATACCAGCGGACTTGGCCCATACGAGTTATTGGTTCTATGCCTTCAAGCATTATCAATGTATTTGGATTGATTAGCGTTTCATCCGCAATGATAAATTCGCAATTGGAGCATAAAATGTCATTAGCATAAAATCGATGGTTATTACCTACATTGAGCAGGTCGTATACCGGCTCTGATATATTCTGCTTAACAAAAACCACCTTTTGAAGGCCAGATGCAGTTTTAACTTGTTGACCGGGTTTTAGTCTTCCGGCCTCTACTTTAGTAAAATCATCTAAAAAAATTCCATGATCATACGTAAGATCAATTGCTGATGTGTCCAATTGCAAGGTAACCGTATCTTTGACACCTTTAATTGAAAGCCCATCAAATGTGTTCCATCCAGTGTCTGTTAAAACCTCTAGTCCTAAATTATTTTTTAGTAATTCGTCCACGGACAATCCCCCTTAATTGATCACCCAACCTGAATTGTCTATTCACTAATCCATTGTTAAACCAACACAGTCCCCTTTTAGAAGAATTGGTTATAAGCCTTCCTCTATTCATATTTAGGGGTACCACATCTCCACAGTATTCATTAATACCGTCATTATACCATACTTTGCCTAAGGATGTGCCGACTCGGTCTTTCTGTGCCTCACTTATCTTTTTAGCTCTTTCTGGACTTTTTAGGAATGAGTAATAATTAGGTACGGACCTTAACAGTTCCTGAGTGTTTCTTTCGTCTGCTGACCAACCTGTGCCCTTTTTTCTTCCTCCGCATCCGGGAAGTTTTAATCCTTTATTCCACGGCGTTAAACCGACAGTCCCCTCACCACCGTCCGTTCTATTTCGTAATATACCAGTTCCTAAATCTTTTCTGCCATACCAACGAATCAGTCTGCGTTCTATTGCAAGTGCCCCAAGTTCTGTTAACCCTGCTTCAATTATGATGATTAGGCTGTGTTTGGGCCGTTTTATATTTTCATGAACGGTCCATGCTCTCTTTTGTGCTCCTTTACCTATATAGTACGGTGTTCCGTCTAACCTAAGATATGAGTATACATAATAACCATTTGGAGTATTCATAGGGGAATAAATAATCATGCTGTTGCTCTCCCAAGCGATAGAGTAGTTGGGTGTTTCAGCACCGCGAACTACAGTTACAGTGCTATTTATCATTGTTCTAGCATTCTCTTGAGGTCATTCATAGTTGCCTTAAACACTTTTCCGTCAGGTTGACGCAAAGTTAGTATTGATTCCCCGCACAAACAACCGATTTCACGATTGAAACGATCATCACCGAGTTGGGCTCTCATTTGATCTGCCCAAGCATCATCTCTGCCGGGTTGTTCTTTCCAGTGAGCGCGGTATGCCCTGAATCCGTTAACTCCAAGTTCAGTCGTATTGCCGAACTCATCTTCGGTCTTGTTAGAACCTTTCCAGATAAGAGCGAACTGATCTTCATCCGAGTTTGGTGTAGAAGTGATGATTGCCTTACCACCAGTCGCTAGAGTTGGTGTAATAGATGTCCAAAACTCTGTTGCGATAGATGGACGCACGAAGGCGAACTCGTCAAGATACAATAGTGTAATAGACATACCACGACCTGTATTTTCAGTCGTTGTAGCAGACACGATACGAGAACCATTCTCAAAATCAAGAGAACCCTTGTTGTATGTAGTCACACCTGCCTTGATATGATCAGGACAGTTCTCATATGCGTATCGAATACGCTGCATGATTTCTTGAGCACCTGTGTATTTGTGTGCGGCAATTAGAATAGTAGAATCAGGAACAAACATCGCATACCACAGAAGATAGCCAGCAGCAGAAGTTGTCTTACCGGACTGTCTAGGCATCAGTGAGATAGAGAAACGATAGTTGTGGTATGTCTCGATCAATCTCTTTTGGTAGTCCCATGGATGATATACCATGCTACCTTTAGTAGGATGCTGAATGTAGAAGAAGTTATCCATGAAATATAGATGACCGGTTTCAGGATCGCAACACTTTATGAAGTCGTCTAGGTCTTTTTGATTCTTAAAGATCGTCTTTTTATACGGATCCTTAATAAAGGTAGGAGTGTTTGCCATACAGATATTTATGCGCACAAAAAAGGCCGAACATATTCGGCCTTTTATATTACTTGATGTCTAGCGGCTATAATCCAGCCCGTATCGGACCCTTGATAGGAATACGGATTTTGTGTTGTTTTTCCTAGATATTTTAATCCAGTTTTGTTATGAATTTTCTTATACAAATAAATAGTCATACTGATGCTCCTCTAAAGCATTAGGGTGAGTGGGGATTGCAGTCCCGCGACTCACATCTATTTATCATTTAATATCCAAGGGGCGGGCCTTTGTTGCAACAATACAGAAATACTTTTCTTGTAGGATGACTGGCTCGCCTCCGCTTTCCGATGAAGGCATACTGATCTCAAATTCTAGGTTTTCAAATTTGTCAACGTCAAAACCACAGCGCTGTAGCAAAGCAGCAAGCTGATTAGAACCTAATACGCTATAATGATTTAGATTATATTCGTGCTTACGCTCGCAATCAGGAGCCGGAACTTCAATGTAAATCTTAGAACGTTGCCTTAACACACGATTGTATTCCATCAATGTGAAGATAGGATAAGGAGAATGTTCTAAGGCATGACGCAGAAAGATGAAATCTACTGATTCGTCATAGTAACCTTGTGCCTGAGGCAAGAAAGATAGATCATATTCTTTAATAGTATGACCCTTATCTCTAGCAATTCTGTTGTCATCTGGCGTCAACGACACACCTGTTAGATTCGTATACCCTCGACTCTTCATCTCATCTAGGAAATATCCAGGACCACTACCTAAATCTAATATAGCCGCGTCCTTAGGAATATTGAGCGGATCAATGTACTGGCTGACTACCCGAGTAGTCATCGTCTTGTGCATTTCGCTATCACCCTCATCGTAGATGTGAGCAGTGTAAAGCCATTCATTATAGAATTTTATCTTAATGAGGTCTAGTGTGTTGTTGATGTCAATCATGTTTTGCATAAAATTACTTATGCAGTGAACCGATACTGATTATTTTTTTCTGTAGTCTTTTCTGGCGTTGATCGGACTAACAGTGTGCGTATCATCTTGTTCTCTACTTCTGTGGTCGCGCACAAGTTCAGTTGCGCTAGAGTCACCCACTGTAGCAAACGCAGACTTCATCATATTATGTTCTGCCTCGGTATATGGGTAGGCCATATTATTCTTTCCAGCAAAGCTCTCATACTCCATTTCTACTGGTCCGGTAGTGCTACCGTCTGCCATTGCGGCGGCCTTCATCACTTGATTCAAGTTGTATACACGATCAGTACCGTCGTCTTGGAATCGATATGCCCCTTGTGTTGGTGCGGCATGATGGTGACCCATCTTACCTTTACCAGTTTTATCTTCGGCTATAAACTCAAATGCTCTCATCTTTTATATCCTTTAAATGCACGAATCGGGCTAGTCTTCTCAACATCAGGAGTTTCTTCGCTAGTCATCGTTGCAATTTGAATAGCATCACTTCCGGACAATCCCATAGACTCTAGAGCATCACGAATATATTCACCGGTATGCGGGTCATAACTTACTACAATCTCATTTTCACCAAAGATGTCATCTGGTTGAAAGGGAGGAACACCGTCGTCTCTGCGTTGCTTAGCACCCTTAGCACCGGCAAGCGCTACGCTAAATCGATACTGTAGATAAGGGTCTTGGTTTTTTAGTGCTGGAATTTTCCATGCACCAGGCAAAGCCAACGCAATATCTTGTTGTAGACTTCCGGTGTGTCCTAAGGCAATTTCAGTGATGAATTCTTTGGCTCTCATTTTGGTACTTAGTTTTGCTCTGTAGTTATGTTTACAACATTCTCTGTAGATATCACAGAATCTACGTAGCCATCCAATTGGAGAGCCAGTCCAGGAACATTTGGTCCCATATACATTATTTGTGATGATATGAAGTGCGTAAGAATATCGTTTGTTAGCGGGTTAGCTAGTATTCTCACATTACCGCTAGCTACATCTAGAGTCATGTCATATCTAGATATAGCATTACCAAAGAAAGTTGAGCCGTAGCCAGTAAACTTTACAGCATCATTTGCGTTGTCAATTTGTGCATAGAGTTGAATAGTCTGGCTGTCAGGAGTTCCGTCATCATAACTTCTAATGTAGAATTGTCCTTGAGTGAAGGTGCTAGCTGGTGCCTCGAATATTACTTGTTCGGGAACATTGCCAGTTGTATATGAGATAGTTGAGTTAACAAATGTCGCAAACAGATTTGCGAAGTTGTTGTTGATCTTGCTAAACGCTGTGCGTAGCGGATCGCCCTGCTGATCATTCGGCGCGGCGCCGATATTGATAACTTCTTGGCTATATAGTGGTGTCGTACTCATATTAATCTTCCGCCATTATCTATTATTTATCAAACGGAAGACGGATTACTTCTTCTTATTGTTCCCAGAAGCAGCGTCAAATATTTCTTTTTGTTGTGTATACCAGTCATTCCAAGCTTGATTTTTAGTCTTGCATTCGTGGTACTTTATGTAATTCTCGGTTACTGTGATCATCAAGTCGCTTAGTTTAGCATTAGCAGCTAGTTGACTAAGGGCTTCACACTCCTGTCTTAGTTCAGGTGGTGTAGTTGGAAAAGGTACGGTTACCGGAATAGCAATCTTATGAGCGCATCCAGCTAGAAGAAAGCACGAG